GTTTGATAAGCAGCGTTTATATCACTCATCCGATCGCGAAAGCCCTCAAGAGAATCTATAGAATTTTGCAATGTTGCTGTTTTAGCGAGTACCGAAGGCTTCATTAATGGTGGGTCTCCGGTAAAGCTATCTGGACTTTCATATAGAGCAAATAAGCGCTTACGCAATGACTCCAGCATTCCCTCGATAGCTTGATCATCAACAGCGCCAAACTCACCTTTGTATGCTCGATCAATAATATCGTGCAACTCAGACTTCTCTTGAGTTTTTAGGTCGTCTCCGACAGCAGTATCAACCACCTCTTTTTCTTCTTCAATTGCTTCAGGAGTAGCAGGTGGAACTGGCTCATAAGCTGGATATAAGCCAGCCCCAGCCCCAATATCTTCTTCAGGATATCCTGTCAATTGAGGTAAAACATAATCGTCTGGAGTATAGATTGAAGGAAGCTCTGGTGTTCCTCCAGCTCCTGGGATTATTGATTGAACGCCCGAAGTTTTCGCTTGAGAACCTCGGGCTCTACCACCTTTGAGCATGTCCAAAAAACCCTGCCACGTGTATGGAGAGATGAGTTGTTCAGATGGCCCCATGTAAGGACCGGAACGCGGTCTTGTAAACCCGCCGGATTGTCCGCCATAAGGAATAATCCCACCTACCTGCTCTTCTGGATATCCAGAAGAAACATAATCTACCCGAGGCATAACATATTGTGGTGGTTGTGGTTGGTTTGGCCAGGCTATCGAGCTGGTAGAACGATCCGGAGCACCGTAACGATCTACATATGCAGCTCCAGTTCGAGAAGGGCTATCCGGATACATAAGTTTCCGAACACTCGCAAAATGTTCACCCGTTGGATTATTGGTTGTTTTTCGAGTTGCCATTACGCATTCTCCATTTCGATGAAAAGCTACCTATAGTATGTCTGTGGACCAAACATAGTCTGCGGAGCTTGGTATTGCCGTCGACGCCTACCATTCATTTGATTCGCAAGCGCTGTAGTACCCGGCAAGAAAAAAGAACTAGGTCCTGCGCCTGCACCCATTCCATATGCCAATTCCCAAGGATTGGCCCTAGTATCATATTGTGAAGGAGAACGCGTTATTAAAGGCTGCCCCGAACCAAACCTAGTTCTATATTCACTCTCTTGTATCATCCCAGGATCAGGTACAGGTTGAACATCTGGATCAGGTCTCCAGCCCGGTGTTGTAGAGTAAGCAACGTGATATGGAACTTCTTCCCATTGTCCAGTCTCAGGATTCAACCGAGATGAATGAGTTTTTCCAAAATCAGGATGTATCCCACCTGCCTCTCCAGTTGCAGGATCGATCTGTATACCAAGGGCTGAGCGCAGACCTGCTTGAGAATAATCACCCGCTCGCCCATAAAACTGAGCAGGAGGCTTCTTAGCACCTGTTATAGGATCACGAGCAGGATCATTACGATAAGGATTTGAAGCAGCAGTCCCATTAGGCGCTGAGGCAGATGGACGCCACGTTCGTTGTACCTCTTTATTCCGCGCCAAAACATTTGCTGGAATTTCTGGAAAACTACTATCTGGCATCGCCATGTTATTCCCCTTTAGTCAGTCTCTGCACTTCTTTAAGCGTCAAACGCTCTGCTCCCGCTGGCTCTGTTCCCAATGTGGCAGGTAAACTAGTTATCATACGCATAACCTGTTGGTAAGCACGCTCTCCTGCATTTCTTGGCGCTTGATTAATAATATCCATCTGTTCTTTTTGCTTTGGCATATTCTACCCCACTCTTTGTCCACTGGGAACATTAATTCCACCGCCTGTAGCGGTTGCAAGATTACCGGCTAAAGCATCGAGTCCACCCATACCTTGCGGATATGCACCGACTTGCCCTGCCTGTTGAGAAGCGACGCGTTGCTGCTGGATGCCAGCCTCACCAGGGCGCTGAAGTTGTGAGACTCCTGGAAGGAACTCTCCTGCATTAGCAGCTCCTGGCTGACCGCCTTCCGTAGCCTCTGCAATCTGAGCAAGCAAACCCATACGTTCTGCGGCGAGCTGTTGCATCGCTTGCTGGAGCAACGGACTCTTCATTAGGTCCTCACTTGCTTGCTGGAGCTGCTCCTCTAACGGATTGGCAACACCAGCACGTCTCTGGGCCTCATAGAGACTGATAAGACCAGCTTGGTGAAGCCGCATAGCAAGAAGCGATTCTCGCTCACGCTCTTCAGGAGCCTCTGCCTTGAGTGATACCTGATTCTCTGTCAGCCCACGAATATCGGACGGATCAATAGTCTGGTCAAAGTTATGTACCTCAGATCGTGCATGAACTGTTACACGACCTCGAACCTTATTCTCAACTAATTTAGCGAAAGATGAATTGCATTGTTCAATGGCCCTAGATAACCCATCAGCCGCGCCTTGAAATACCAATCTGCCCATTCCTGCGAGGACAGAAATGCCAAATCCAGAAGAGACACCACGCGGTCGGACTCCTCGTATAACATTAGGGAACGTAGCCTCCTCAATAAGGGTTTGAACAATATTCAGTTGTTGAAGTAACTCAGAAGGTGGAGGTGCGGAAGGGGATGGCCTCACCTCCACTCCGGGAAGGACAACATTATGCCCCATGTGCTCATAGCTTTCAGCAACCTCTTGAGCTGCCTGACGCGGGCCGTAGAAGTCCTTCGATTGCCAAGCAAATTGGCGCAGTATAGCCTCGTATTGCGTTGCTAGCCGCGCCTCAGAGTCAAGAAGCGATAGTACAGGCGTCAGTAGACCCTGCCATCGACGATGCGGTTTACCAGAATCCCATTCTAGAGAGTTTGCGATCTCAACAGGAATGTATGGAAGATATCCATATCCATGCTTGAACGGACCATAAACCCATTGGTTATTTGCAATATACCCAAACCATGTCGTATCCCAGTATTCGATCCAGTTCGTCATTGACGGCGAACCCTTTGGTATAAACCACTCAGGATACCTACGCTTAATGTCTTTCGTATCTCGCTCATAGAACTCAATAGCCCATTTTCGTTTTGCCCTTGAGTCGTCCCATATCAAGTTTCGCGGATTAACATTCACGACTTCAAAGGGAAATGCGATAGAGCGTCGATCCATGAACTCTTCGAGTGCTTCGCGATAATCTGCTTCTGATTTGTAATTGTCGATAAGCGGTGCATCGGGCCACTGCTCTGATGCGAACATAGGCTTGAGGAAGGAGATGCCATAGATGAATGCTTGCTTTGCTGCTGTGCGAAGAACCGGGCCCCTGATATTCGACCAGACGCCGAGATAAAACTTCTTGAGCTTCTCAGCTCTTGCACGTCCGCGAACAGATGGATGAAGAACATCAATTGCGATATTGTTCACGTCGATATGGTCTGTTGCGGTATTGATGATCGCCCTTGGAGTTGCCGGCCTTACAGGGTCAAAGCCACGTCCGCTTGGAACAGGGACAACATTCTCGCCAAAGTAATACGACTCTACTGTCGCACACTGGCTATGGAATCCCTGGTAGTATTGTTTATAGTCCCGCCAAAGCGTCAGAACCTCTTGGATATCTGGAGGAGTATCCTCGTTTTCATATCCAAGGAGCGGCGTACTTTCTGGAGTAGACCGCTGAGATTCTGCGTTTCTTGTTTCTGTTGCAAGTACCATCAGACTTTCACTCCGTTACGTTCCCAGCGTTCTTCCATACGTTTTTGGAGACGCTCACGCATCATACGAGCCCCCATTCGATTGAGGTTTCCGCCTTGTTCTGCTTCTGACTGTGAAGGAGAATAACGCATTGGACGTAGCCGCATACTACCCCCGCCACCAACAGATGGTGCAGGATCACATGCTTCTAGTCCAAGTCCTAATGCAAACGGATAGTCGTCGTGCTCACCCGGCGGGGCTTCAACCTTGTAATTCCCACCAGATGTCTTTCGATACTGCATCGCACGCAACTGCCGAATCAGCGGTCCTATCTTCGGGAACGAAACTGTCTGACGTTCCAAAGATATACCGATCTGGTTGAGCAGATGCTCTCTAGAGGCCGATGTGAAGATATACGATTCCAGGTTCACGTTATGCTCTTGAAGTTCCTGAAAGAATATGTCACCACCCATACCGGTTGCATCAACAAGAATACGCTCAAGGTCCCATACTTTTGCGATATGGGCAATCCCTTCTCTCTGCATTACCCATGATTGGCCGGCATCATACGCCATCTCATATACCACACGACGCTCTGCCGCGTCCATCACTATCAACACTGTTGCATCTAATTTACGGCCAAGGTCAAGCCCAGCGACGTAACGCTTTCCCGGAATTGGCCCATCCAACAAATCCCCTCCGACACAGGAATCGACATTACGAAAATACCCGGCAGATTCCGAGAATTCTGCAAGATACATCCTACGCCAAGCGGCATCTCGCAATATCTCCCGGTCACTCTCGACTTCTGCAAGATCATTAGGAGTAAGCATCGGGTTATCGTAAACGGTGAACTTGAAGGACTCGTAACCTTCACGATCCGATGCCGCCTCATAAATTCTTCTGAACCAATGATCGCGCCATAGGGAAGGGATTCCCTCAAAGAAAGCCTTGCTAAGCCTTCCAGGGCTTCTCAAGGTCATCAAGAGCTTTTCAAATGCAGCATCGGGAATATCCTGCGACTCATTAACCCACAGATAATCCAGTCCTACGGTCTGAAGGCTTTCAACGTCATACGCTGACTTGAGTTCCACAAGGCCCCAGGGGCGCGACTCAGAGCCTTTGAGATAGATTAACTTCTCTTCGACTTGAAACGAATGAACGAATTCCCTTGGAATAAAACTTAGCAGCTCGTTCCATACCTGACGGCCTTGGGGCATCGTAGGAACAACGATCCATGAGTGAAAGGGCGGCGTGAGATCGGGTGATGCCGGGATATCAAGAGCATCGACGTAGGTATAAAGCAATTCACCAAGACCAGCTCTCGACTTTCCCCATCGACGAGCGGCCTCAAGTATCTTAACCTTCGCCTTGGAATTATGTACTTCCATCTGCCCGATGTGCGGGGAATAGAAGTCAGCGAGGTCTATGATCGCATTCTCAGCTCTTGTTGTCTGTACCGGCATCCGTATCCTCCACTTCGACTACCCGAGGTTTCTGATGCCCATTCCTATGATTGATCTGTATGTTCGCCGTATTGATATACGTTCCTGAATTTAGCTCTAGCGGGTCAGTCGATTCAATCCCTGTCACTTTGTGAATATGCTTGATTGCTGCAAGCTGTGTAGGCTTATCAACATCAACACCAAGCATATCATCCAGACGCAGTATACTCTTTCCAACAAGCTCAAGCATATATTCCCTAGCAATATTCAGCGACATATCCTTGCGTAAAATAGTCGCATTTCTGAATAACGGATGGTATTGCTTTTGCTTTTCGATCCAGGTTTTACTACGCCCAATATGCTCAGCGGCATCTCGATCTGAGCGGACATGCGGATAGATCATCAAGAACTTTTTCTGATCTAACGTAAATTCTTCCCAGCCCGGTATTTGCTGGGCAACCTCTTCTTCTTTGGGCGCTCGATCAGTCAGAAGAGAAAGCGCAGGATGTCTGGAAGTAGATAGTTTCTTTGCCATAAGAAATTACTTTCTCCTATCGACTTACCACTTAACCTTGTTTGCCCAATACGCTGCGCTCATTTTACCCTTGGCGATATTCTTTGCATGACGCGCCTTAAAACTTTTGGCTCTTGGAGTCATAGCTTTATCACCGGTTTTGCCCTGCTGACCAAAGCGTATCGTTTTTACTTGGTCGCCACTTTTAGCCACAACAACGTGACTCTTTGTGGAATGACTTGGAGTACGCTTGGGCTTATTAAATCCGCTTACTCCTGCACGTTTCAGACGTGGATCAGCCATATTCTCTATGCTCCTATTGTGTAGTAGGTTCAGCTACTTTTCCATAACGTCAGGTAGCTTGGGGTGCCCTCACCAACATAAGCCCCCGCAACATTGAACTCAAAATACTCTACTGCCTCCTCGTAGGTCATGCCGTCCCGCTGAATAAGAATGTCTACGCACTTGTCCCTGTCATATGCCACAACAGGCACAGCCCCGAATCTTTCGCATATCCCTACTACTGCATCCTCGAAACCGTCTGCCAGAAGGGCTTCTTCATTATACGTGCTTACCCAGTCTTTGATATCTTGCTCTGTTGGCATACATGCTCCTATTGGGTTGCAGGTTCAGCTATCGAGACTTCGACGTTATCTGTTATGACCGTATTGGCAGCCGTAACAGTAGTTGCAATGACGAATTCTTTCGTAGCGAATCCATTCCCCATGCCGATTTCATTAAGTAAAATTTCAACGGTTCCAGCGTTTATCTTACTGAGTACGCATTCCCCGCCCTTTGTGTACAGATTGGTCAAACGCAATGTGCCAATTTTTCCATTGACTCCGCTCGTTGGAGCTTGAATCCAAATGCGGTCATATGTACCGCCTGAAGTTATCATTGCTTCAGCCTGATGATGCCCACCACCAATAGCTCTCATTCGACTGGTTCCCGGGCTGCTGCTAAGGCTTTGCCCATCACTGGAATTTCCGACGACTATAAGCGTATGAGCCTGGATATCTGTCAGCGTGAGCTTCTTACAGCGTGACTTCTCAAAGATAAGATGACCTACCTCAAGGCGCGTATTCGTACCGCCGCCAATAGTATTCCCGCTTATCTGTACGACATTCTGTTCACCATTCGGAAGTGCAGAGCCTGTGAACACGGTTCCCACAGATACGTTCTCGATAACTATCTCCCTGACAGGAGTTGAGCCAAGGTCAATTCTTAACGTGTTTGAGCCTTCAACGTATTCTGTTGGAACATCTAAAGGAGCATTTTGTCCTACAACAGAGGCGGCGTAAATACCGGGGTCCCGATTTGAAAAACTTTTCTCGGCCAGCAGTGTCTCGTTCACCACGACTCCCGTTCCAACTGTTGATCCGGCGAACAAAAGACCTACCGCCATCTGTGGACTGAATCCCATGGCGCGGAGCATGGAATAAGGCGATTTCATTATGTTGAATGTAGCCTTCCATTTCGCCGACTCCGACTGTAGATACTCAACCTTGGCCAGAAGCCAGTTCCTGGCCCGTACAACGCGTCTAAAAGTACTTATTGGAGATCGCAAGCATGCTTTGATTGCACGGCACGGGCTTTGAACAAGCAAAATAATACCGATAAAAACAAAGGGAACCGAAACAGCAGCCACACCGCTGAAAATGATTTGATCTGTTTGTGCCTTTACCAGCAGTGATTCGATATATGCTGCATCAACAGTAAACCCCGCCAATTGGATCGGCAGTATCGGAACAATCCAAGGAAGCGGATTGATCGCTAGAGATAACACGCACGCTGTTGCAAGCAAGAGTGCAAATACGCCAATGATTCGGCGCACAACATTTCTCGTAGAGCACAGAGCTGATCCGACTATACGTAGCACTTTTGGCATTTTCATACGCGAACCTCCTGTTTGATCACATCGGCTAGCGACTTATATTCTAATATGTTCTGCCATCGTATGCCACGTCTATAAAAATCCTGACCGGTTTCATTGAGCAATCCGCCCGGCGT